GCGAAATTTCAGTACGATAAAAAACTTGACATATATTATGGAAGGTTTAATATATTATTTATCGAGGTCGCTGTGACCGAGAGATGACAAATCTGGAGATGCAAAATGAGTAAATACGACGAGTTCTTCCCACGCCAAAATCGGAGACCTTTTGAGCCGACACCGTGGTTGATAATTTTAATTGTGGTGATGGCGATTGCCTTCACCTCGTACCTCTCACAATCTTGCTAGGAGCATAAAATGGACTTTATCGAAATTACAGCGTTTCAAGTTGGAGCTGCTAGGTTGGTCATCAGCTTTTCCAGAGCAGATAACGAAACTAAACGCAACCTGCTGGACTGCTACACTGCAATCGTCAGGGAGTATGAGGAAGCTCTGTACCATAACAGAGAGCAAGAGCAGAATCAGGGCTTGGATGAGGTGCTAGACGATCCGCGTTACGGTCAGGCAGAACCGCTAAACAGAGGTGATTTCTAATGACAACTCGAGAAGAACTGGTGAAGGCGGTTGAGGATGCTATGGATGCTTATGACGCTGCTTTTGATGCTTCCGAGGCTGCCAAAATTGCGTTGGATGCTTACGATGATGAGGAGAAGGCAGCCAATGCTGCTTTGAGGGCTTACGACAAGGAGAGTTGATATGAGTACGTTAGAAGAACTGGAAAAGAAAACTGAGGTTGCGAAGGTTGCGTATGATAATGCTATGGATGCTGCTGCTGATGCTAAGTTTGCTGCTAAGATTGCTATGGATGCTGCTTTTAGTGCTATTTGGGCTGCTGCTGATGCCTCAGAGACTTATGATGCCCTTGTGGAGGCTTGTGTTGCTGCGCGGAATCAGTCATATCGGGATGCTGCTCGGTATGCTGCTAAGGAGAACACATGAACAGTAACTACGATACATCCCCCAGAACGATCAGAGAGGGCGCAGAGCGCAATAAGTCTCACGATGGCTACCTACCCTACCTAAACGCGCAAAGAGGGCTTGTAGGAGGCTACAGGTCATCTACGTGGCACGATGACGATAGGGCTTTCCTTTTGTGGGTCAAGGTTGCGGTAGTTACCGCCATCGTCGGACTGGTGGCTCTAATTGTGGCGGTGATAAATGGCTAATGCAGTCACCAAGACCCGGCTTCTAATCTCAAACACTCAAGGGCTTATAACCCTGTCTCAAATTAAAAAAGAACTTGACTTGACCTCCGCTGAGATTAGTATGAGCGTCATCCACCTCTATCGGAGTGGGTGGGTAGATCGAATTAAGATAGATAACGAGGGCGCCGGACGGAAAAAGGTCTGGGCGTACCAGTACAAGAATAAATTTTCTGAGATCGAGTACGTCCCATGATAAGAATGGTCAAGACACATAACGGCTATCAAATGCACGAGATAGTCTGCGATAGTCAGGGTATTCCAGTCAGCAGCTTTCCGGCTACCATTCAAGGAATGACAAGGCAGGACACCATCCAATACTTGGGCGATGTTATAGAAGCAGCTAAGTTACCGGCGATTAGACTCAATGAAATATACAAGTCTCATTAATCATCCTGTAAAATCAGGAGATTGCGATCTTTGTGGTCGCTATAGCAGTAAGCTGATTAACGGAGTATGTTTGCCGTGTCGATTAAAATTTAAGCAGAAGTGAGATAAATCATGGCATTAAAAAAACACAAAATATCTGGCGCAGGGCCGGGCAGACCAAAAGGGGTAGCAAATAAGTCTACAGCCAACGCTAGAGAGGCCATCGCTCGATTCGTGGACGGTAATGCTCATCGAGTGCAGATATGGCTGGACGCTATCGCTGAGACAGAAGGCCCACTCAAGGCCTTTCAGTGCTACACAGATATGATCGAGTACCACGTGCCAAAGCTCTCACGGACAGAACTCACAGGCAAGAATGATGGGCCAGTAGACATTCGGATAACATGGAAAGCACCGAAATAGAGATGGACTACCAGCCTCGGCTGGCTTTCATGCCGTTTCACAATCGCACCCAGCGATGGGCCTGTCTAGTAGCTCATCGACGTGCAGGGAAAACAGTCGCAGCAGCCAACGATTTGATACGAGCAGCGGCAGAATGCCAGAGTCCTTGGCCTCACTTTGCCTACGTCACGCCCTATCGATCACAGGGTAAATCTGTAGCTTGGCAATACTTAAAGCACTACGCTCGTCCTATTATGAAATCAGCTAACGAGGCTGAATTATTTATTACTTTGCTGAATGGAGCAAAGATAAGCATATTTGGCGCTGATAATGCAGATGCAATGCGCGGATTGGGGTTCGATGGCTGTTTCCTAGATGAGTACGGTGATTTTCGTCCAAGCGTCTGGGGGTCGGTCATACGCCCTGCGCTGTCCGACCGTCAAGGCTGGTGTGTATTTGCTGGCACGCCAAAGGGTAAAAACCAGTTCTGGGATATCTACAACACGGCTCAGAGAATACCTAGTGAGTGGTTTTGCATGGCACTCAAGGCGTCTGACAGTAAGCTACTGCCCGAGGGTGAGCTGAATGCAGCCAAAGCGCAGCTATCAGAAGATCAATACCTACAAGAGATGGAATGTAGCTTTGAGGCAAGCATTTTAGGCGCTTACTACGGCACAGAGATGAGAGAGGCTACAGAGCAAGGCCGCGTCACTAGAGTAGCCTACGACAATAACGTGCCTGTCCATACCGCTTGGGACTTAGGATATAGAGATGATACGGCTGTCTGGTTTTATCAGGTAATCAGAGATGAAGTACATATCGTAGACTTTTACGCCGTTTCTGGTGCAAATATTGATGAAATAGCTGCAAATATCCTGTCAAGGCCGTATAATTTCGGTAAGCACTATTTACCTCACGATGCTAGAGCTAAGACATTGGCGGCTGCTGGTAAGTCAGTAATCGAGCAATTAGCGGTACACTTTGGCATAAATAGCCTAGCTATCGTGCCTGATTTGTCAGTACAAGACGGGATACAGGCTGTAAGAAAGGTACTGCCGCAGTGCTGGTTTGACACAGAGCGATGCAATGAAGGTATCGAGGCTTTACGTCAGTACCAAAGAGAGTACGATGAGGACAAGAAGGCGTTTAGGCAGACACCAAGACACGATTGGTGTAGTCATCCGGCAGATGCCTTTAGAATGTTAGCAGTAGCATGGCGGTCAGAGCCGCGAGTCAGACAGCCTGATGCAGCAAAGCCGCTAATGGTAGGAGAGCAAAACACAGCAACACTTAACGATGTGTGGGCGCAAGCAAATCAACCAAAGAGAGGCAGAATATGAGCATACAATCACCCTTCAGATACCAATACGAACACGTTGCAGCAAGTCAGTCAGCACAAGCTCTAGGCGGCACAGGAGCAATCGGTGACTACATCCACAGACTAATATGCACAGTCACTACCGCCGCTACAGGCAACGTAGTTCTGGTAGATGGAACAGGAGTGGGCATATTGACCCATACCATCGTCCCAGCATCGCCCGGCACAGGTATCAATGTCTATAACGTAGAGATCAACGCTGCATCTACTACTGGCGCATGGAAGATTACGACAGGAGCAGGTGTTGAGGTTATGGCTGTAGGTATATTCTCAGCATAATGCCTAGTCCATCACAATTAGCTGCTGGACTACAGACCTATACGCCAAAGCGTACTTTGTTGCGTGAAACGGTCAATGGAGTTGAGATTACGCCACAGCAGTCTGCTGCTCTATCTGCAACTAACCCTGCATATCAAGCAATGGACGCATACGGTGAACAGGCTAAAGCTAGATTAACTGGCGCACCAGCAGTAGACCCGTCACTGGATACCTTTGCAGAACAAGCTAGAGCTAGAATGATGGCTAGAAAAAATGCCCTCCGCTAAAGAACTAGCCAAAGCTCTAGCTAGGCAAGACTCAGTAACTCAGCAACCTCGCAACAGGTTTCTGGGTGCTATAGCTGACGCTGCTGGCTATGTATCCGATCAAGCCGACAGGTATGTAGTGCCGGAACGAGACCCGTTATTTGGCGGTATGCGTGGTGGCGATCTGCTGCCGCTAAGGAACGTCAATAGACTGCTAGACGATCTTAGCTATGGTGGACGCATAACTACAGGCAGAGGACAGACTGCGGCGTTAAGGCCGGAGGTGGTTGACCTTGCTGGAGTCACTGGTGCAATGATGCCCGTTTCTAAAGGGTTAGGTAAGGCTGCACTGAGAGAGGGTGCTAGACAGATCGAGACGGGTACTGGAGTGCTGGGTAGTAAGGTGATGAACCCTAAAATGAGTGTAGTGCCAGAAGGAATTACATCACGCCAAGTACGAGAGTTGATTGATAAAAACTCTCCGGGCGAGTCGCTAGACTTTGATGCGCTGCGCTCTGCTATTGGTGGCAATTCTTACAAGCTCACAGATTACGATATTGGTAAAATAAACTTTGGTGATTTGTCAGTTGATGCAAGCAAGGCTATGCCATCAAAAGGGCCTATTGTGATTGGCAAGGATGGGAAGATTATTGATGGCAGACACCGCGCAGCATTA